TGTACCGGAGTTCATTGTCGCCGCAGCAGTTGCCGAAGCAGGAGCAGTAAGACCGCCAAGAGTAGCAGATACATTAGAACCACTTACCGAGTAGGTAGAACCAAGACGAGTTGCCTGAGAAGCAGAAGCATCAACCGTCAGTTGGACACTTGTAGAGATTTTATGAGTAAGATCGGCATGTGCAGGTGCCGCCATCAATAACATTCCGAAAAGCAGAAAAGCTTTCTTCATTAACTTGAAATCAAAACGCTATTTTTATTTAGGAAACTATGTTTAGAGTTCCCAACATTCCAACGTTAACGGTTGATTGATATTCGTAACTTGAGGGTGCATCATGGGGAACTGTAAAAATTTGTGTACCACTTTGCGAACCACTGATGAATGTTCCCACTCCGGTCACTGTTCCGGTGAATTGTATTTGGAATGGATCGGAACCAACAGAGTTTTCAAAAATGTATGTAAACCCTCTATGCAAATAAATTGTTGGATTATCAGTTGTATTTAAAAGTCCAGGACCAGCAAATCTATATGCAGTATTGCTGTTTGCGGTTATATAATATTTGATTGCAAAACCTACATCAGATCCATCACCAACTGTAGAGTTGGTTCTAAAACTTGAGGCAGTTGCAGTTCCAGAAACATCTATGTCGGTGATGTTTGCAGAAGTTGCTGTTACAACGCCAGTGACTTCAATTCCACCAGAATTTAATGTACTTACACCAGAAACACTTAGATTATTTCCGACAGTAATATCGGTACTTATTGCAACATTTGTTGCGTTAATGTTTAGTACACCAGGACTTTCTAAAGTTGGAGTAACGCCTGCTCCAATTAAGTTTAATTCCCTAATTCCGAAACTTTTATTATACATCGGTTTTTTTTAAATATTTATCAACTATAACTTATTTTGATTCCACTAAGTTTGAATCCATTACCAGTTGCAAGTTTTTGTACTTCTGCTGGTGGACCATACTCATTTCCAGTTAGAGCATCCCAGATTAGTCTAGCTTCTCCACCTTCCAAACTATTTACATCTGCCCAGTTTGAATCATTAGCACTTGTCGATTCTACACCTTGGTAGAATTCGTTTGGATATCTAACAGTTCCTACATCATTCTGTAACCAGGTTCTTACATCTTGCCATGTCCAGTCTCTATTATATTGTAGTTTTGTTGCTATCAATCCACATGCAACAGGACATGCTGCACTAGTTCCACTAAACTTTGCATCATAAGAAGTTAGTGCTGATGTGGTAACTCTAGAGTTATTTCCAACATGTAAATCAATTTGAGTTGGATTATTTTCATAAAATATCATTTCCCATACTATATTTGGAGATCCGAGAGTTCCAGAAACACTGTTTGTCCCTTCATATCTCAATCTATAAGTTCTGTTTGGTGCCGATCCTTCCGCTCCAGAGTATAGTCTTTGACAAGAGTTATCTGCTGCGGATACGTGTATTTTATTAGAATTTGGATTACTTTGCGATAAAGAAGAATATGTAGTGTATCCTCCATCGAATGTTAGATATGAATTGGTTCCGACATATACGGTAGTGTAATTACTACCAGCGAAAGTAACAGTAAATGGTAGTGCAATCTGCCAATATCCATCATCATTACCGCCAACTGTTGGGGATGTTGACGCATTTAGAGAACCAGCACCAGAAAGAGAATTTGTAATAGTGGATAATGTTCCACTATTGGAATTAGATGTTGTTATTCTAAAAGATGTATTTGGAGCGGGTAGAAGACTATTAATAACCGTAGTTGTATTACATGACCCAGAAAATCCTAAATCATATTGAGTACTATTATCTCCATATGTATCGAACCTTGTTTTTCCACCAGTAGAATTAGTTGCTGTCAAAATACCATCTGCTGGGGCATAACAATCAATTTCATTACCCATGTCACTATAATTCACTTTTCTTTCTTTTCCATTTGCATCAAAACGATCATCTAATGCTCCAATATTAATAACTGGATATATTCTTTGAGTTCCAACTCCACTCATTCCCAATTGTTGTGGATATCCTCTTCTGTTTGTAGTATTATAACATTCCAAACTGAATTCAATGTGAGTTGATTCTCCAAGAGATGCTCCACTTCCAACTGTTGTCCAATAATTATCATAGTCTGGATGATCTGGACTTACTTGTTTTTGATTACTATTTCCAGCAGCACCAACAAAAATTACACCAGAGTTTATCATTTCTTCTCCGGATACTGTTGCGGAATTATCAAGCATCTCCCCTTTCATTCTATTACCATCACCATAAACCCCAACATACTTCATAAATCCAGGTATAGTACTTACCGTATAACTTGTCCCTATACCTTGACCACGATAAAAATACCATTTATCACCTGTTGCTCTATGTGATGACGAACGATATCCCCAACTATTACTACTTATAGTTGGATTTCTATTTCCATACTTTGGATTTACTGGTTTATATAAATGAAATAATTTCATCAAGTCATAATATTCTTCAAAATCACTACCATAACTATTGTATACATTGATGGTCCATTTATTTGCATTATACGCCCAACCTTGTGTTCTTCCATAAGTTGCAGCGGAACATTGAGTTCCGTGAGTAGTGCTCACCGTTGGTCTTGATGTAGCATTACCATTCGCTCTCGCTCTAGTATAATTGGTAGTTATACCGACAGTTCCTATTGTTGAAAACCCTACAGATCTCTGTGCAGAATCAGACCACCACGATCTAGCTGCTGATTCTGTTGGAACTATAGTTCCATCCCATCTAATTTCTAATCTATTACTTGAATCGGCATCAAAAAAGTCTGGGTCAATGTAATATGGCGCATCAAGAACTAAATCCAATATGTCACAAGTTCCATTTCCTGGTAAAATATTTCCACCAACATAATTTTTTGGACTAACTCCATTCGAATTATTTTGAAACTCAACGTGACCTATCCAACAACCTTCATCGCCAACAATTACATCTACATCAGACCCATCTCCATGTTGGAAAATTCTATTATTGATTATTGTACTTGAACCAGCACTGACTCCATTATGCCAAGGATCTTCATTATCTACACATCTCAATAACTGATATCCACTTCTACCTGTTTCGGATTCGTCCGGAGAATTTGGAAGTTGATTGTAGTCATTCCAATTTCTATATTGTTTTTCTGCAACTTCATATCTAAAATCACATTTCAGTTCATCTGGTGGAGGTGCAAAATCGGCTTTATAATCCGAATAGTTTATGTTTACAAATTTTACTCTAGGGTGATTTTTTAATGACTGCGCTTCTTCATCTGTTAGAAGGTAAACAGCTCTCGTATCACTATGATCTTTGATATCACAACACTCTACACAGTCACATGGAAGATTATCTTCAAGACTTCCATCTTTCATCAATTCTTCGTGGATGAACTTCCAATCATCTTTGGTGTAACATCCAACCGCATAAGATTTTTTTCCAGATTCTGGAACTGATTTTAATCCAGATCTGTATAACTCTTCGTATTTGTCCATATTACAATAACGCTCCTCTTACGAATGTGTACGAGACTGTTCCAGAAATTCCACTTTCTGGGGTTAACTGTAACTTACATATACCTGCAGTGATTGTTGCACCAACGGAAACAACAGGTGATGGTTCATACATGACTCCATATTCCTGTGCAAAGGCAAAGGTATTGTTATGCATGACCAAGACTTTCTGCGCCTGGACATAAGTTCCATATCCAACATGGAGTGTATATTCTAGTGTTTTGAAGTCATATTGACCCATATCAAAAGTATCCACGTCTTCTGAAACTCCAACAGAAGCGGTAAACGTTCCGATTCCAGTTGAAGTTCCATATCTTTCAACTTGCAGAGCAACAATTGGATTGGTTGTGCCTACACCAACGTTTGAAACTGTATTGATACCTGCGTCAGTTTTCTCCCAATATCCAGGACTCGTGCCTCCACCACCAACAGCAGTCGATGTAATGATAAAGTTGCCTTCTGATGTTTCAAGAACAGTAATGTTTGCACCAGCGGTTATATTAACATTGGTTAGATAACCTTGAGTTGAATGATTTCCCCAACTATATGCAGTATCCCAATTAGATATCTGAGTTGTTGTAATTGTTGTTGCAGCACCAACGAAGGTTTGCATTCCAACGTATCCTGCAGTAACAAATCCAACGCTATTTGTTAGGTCACCAGTATCTGATGGGATCGTTGGTCTGTTTGTTAGATCATTATAATCTCCAGAGAAAGTTGAAATGGAGACTAGGTTATTAACATAACCCTCAGTTGCATACCCAACAATGATTCCAGAGGTAACAAAACCTTGGTTATTTACATAACCTTCAGTTGCATATCCAATAACTACGCTAGCAGTAACAAATCCAACATTGTTTGTTAGGTCACCAGTGTCTACTGGTATGGTTGGTCTATTTGCGAGATCATTATAATCTCCAGAGAACGTTGAAATGGAAACTAAATTATCTACATAACCTTCTGTAGCGTAACCAACAATGATTCCTGAGGTAACAAATCCAACAATTGATTCCGTTGTCGCATATCCCGTGAGATCTGCAGGACTAAACTCAAATACACCCGTTACATTATTATAACTTAGTGTTGATATACTTCCAGGAGTATTAAGGGTAACAGACAAATCAGAAAGTCCGATACCTGCTCCAGCAGCAGTCAAGTCTGAAGATGCTTGCCATTCACTACCAGACCATTTCAATACTTGACCAGTGGATGGTGCTCCTGCATTAACATCGGAAAGATTTGTTAATCGTATACCTGTTAATGTTTCTACAGTTGCATATGTTGATAAAGTTCCCGAGAGGGTTCCAGTGGTTACATAACCAGTTAGGTTTCCGGTGGTGACAAATCCAACACTATTAGTTAAGTCTCCAGTATCTGATGGAATTGTTGGTCTGTTTGTTAGATCATTATAGTCTCCAGAGAACGTTGAAATGGAAACTAAATTATCTACATAACCTTCTGTAGCGTAACCAACTACGATTCCTGAAGTAACAAACCCAACTCCATTTGTCAGATCCCCTGTATCTGATGGGATAGTTGGTTTGTTAGAAAGATCTGCATAGTCTCCGGAGAAAAGTCCAGTCAGATTAGAACCATCACCTGCAAAGGATGTTGCAGTAACAACACCAGATATATTCAGTCCTCCTGGTGCAGTAGTTACTGTAACGACACCAGATACTGCATCGACAACACCACGTAAGTTATCACCAAAGTTTAAAATTTGATAGTTTCCTAGAGTTGTATCTTGGGTTCTAAACTCAAGAGCGCCAACTCCAGTTCCTCCACCACCTACAACAATAGTCGTAGTAAGTGCAACTGTTACTCTTCCGACTCCATCAGGAAGAGAACATGAAAGTCCATTACCAAAGTTTATTTCTTGCGCTACACCTCTTCTTACGTTCTCGTCTAGAACTTCAATACCAGGATTTGTTGCAGTTACATCTGTTAGTTGGGAACCATCTCCAACAAATTGAACCGCAGTTATGATACCAGTAGAGGTAATATTTCTTACTTCAATATGTTCTGTGGTAGTGATGCCAGTATTTGATAAACCACTTACTTCTATTGTTGGATTACCAGTGAGGTTTTCCGATAATGTAGAAATACCAGCAGTATTTGCATAACTTACTAGAGTAAAACCATCTCCAATGGTTTGATATATTTCCAAGAAGTTGGAGTTGACTTTACCCATTGCAGAACGCAGGGTATCTCCTTGTCCATCATTTGGATTAATACCTGTATTGATGCCAAGTCTAGACATTAAATTTCCTCAGTCTGTCCCTATTTTTATATTTATCTCCACCTAGGACCAACAGCCCATCCAACTAAACTCTTTCTGCATCCAGATTTTACTTTTCGGACTCTATGTGACAACCTAGAGTCGAAGATACTTATTACACCTTTTTCTTTAGGGATCGTAAATAAATTTGTTGCTGAATCCAATAATTGCAATTCTCCACCTTCGTACTCTTCTGGATCTGAAAGTTGCATAGAAAAAGATAACTTTCTTGAAGACTCTCCAGAAATAATATGTTGATCTTGGGATACCGATTGTTGCAACGCCCTTGTATTTTCTGGTTTGTACGCATGGTCTATACTCCAATCTCCATGCCAACGATAGAAATCTCCTACTTCATAATGAGAATACTGAATACTATTAAAGTCTATAGATCTGACATCATATAAAAAATTTGTTTCATTTGCTAAATTTATGTAATGCCAGATGAATCCAGCTACCCAATGACTTGCTGGAATCCAAGTATTTTTTCCAGATCTTATTTTAGAGTTCTGAACATTTTCCATGTTATCTGACATAACTTTGGAATCTAACAGTTTATTATCAAACGATTTTATATCTTCACAAATTAGATCCACAACTTCTTTTGGTGCTTTTGTATTGAACCAGACGTGAGAGTATGCCACTTATTTTACCTATTAATAAATAACATTATAAGTAAAAAATTTGTCAGAGTCAAATGGAAGCTAAAGACGTTAAAGGTCTTATGGAGGCCTATGGAGAGGTCAATAGAAATACCGAACTTCTTTATGGAGAAATAGTAGTCGTTCAAGATATCTTGGGCGAAGACGTTGAGATTCTTGATGAGGCTCCAAATGTAAATGTGAATCTTGAACCATATAAGAGATCTAGAGAGGGTAAAGGTGGATTAGTAGACTTGGGACCATATGAAAGGACACAAGCCACTAAACAACAAACACAAACCACCAAACAAGAAACACAAAAACAAATTGATAAGAATACCATTGATCGTCAAACGATGAATCCTGTCGATTATTTTGATAAACCTGAATCAAAACCTACACCAAAACCTGCACCAAAACCTGAATCAAAACCTACACCAAAACCAGGTGGTGGTCTTACTCCTCAACAAAAAGCGGAAGTATTAGCAAAACAACGTGCGGAAACTGATGCTGCGATGAAGGGTGATCCTAGAGCACCTCGTCCTACTGGTAGTACTCCTCGTCCTGCAGCACCCGTACCAAAACCAAATCCAACAGTTCTTGCTAAGAAGGGTGGAGTGGAAGGTAAACTGGACAAGTCAACTGGAAAGTTTACTGCAGGTAACTTTAGTGCCTCAGAGAAAGCCCGTTATAATAAAGTTTCAACTGCAAATAAAGACGCTGCAACCAATGCAAAGTATCAAGAACTCAGAAAGACAGATCCTGCAAAGGCAAAAGAGTTTGGTATGAAAGCAAACCAAGCTAAGTATGGTAAGGACTTTGCAAAACCAAAGACTCCAAATCCTTTAATGAAGGATATGCCTGGCCAGAATAAGGCAGAACTTGAGAAAATTAGAGGTAATGCTGCTATTAATAGTATTGCCAAGTCTCCTAATGCTAAGAAGATTCTAAATAATAGTAAAATAGGACAAGCTAGCCGAAACAGATCTGAGTTTGGATCTGCAACAAAACCACAACCGCCAAAACCAACGATCATGAAAAACTCCCTAGACATTTTTGACATCATCAAAGGACATCTTCTAGATGAAGGTTATGCGGATACGGAAGAGTCCGCAATGGTTATCATGACAAATATGAGTGAAGAGTGGAGAGATGAGATTGTAGAACGTTATAAGGGTAAGCACGGGCAGTCCTCTGACGAATACAAGAGAGACCGTTCTCCTGGTGGTAAGATGGTTTCTGGTGATGACGAACAATCTGGTGCCGAATACACCCATGGTCGTAGAGTCAAGGCAGAAAATCCTGGTTCTCAACCAGATGAGGGTGGTAAGACCAGACCAAAGTCACAAGGTAGAATGGATCGCGGAACTCGTGCAGATCTTGAATACCGTAAGGCAAATCTAAAAAAGAAAGAAGCAGAAAAGAAAGAGACTAATGAAGAACTAGAGTATGTTGATGAAAATCGTCGTGCTGCTCGTTCTGCAGGTGATTCTAAGGATGACAGAAAGAAACAGACAGATCCTTCTAAGGATGGATTCACTGGTATTGGTAACATGAGTATCGACCAGATCCGTAAGATGTCTGCTCGTATTGAAAAAGAGAAGACCAAGAAGGAAGAAACTGAATATTCTGGAAATAAAATCACTATTGAACAGATTATTGCCTTAAACAATAAGTATGGTAAAGTCCAAGAAGGTATGGGTTTAGTAACTGGAACTGCAAAGGCAGTCAACCAAGTTCTAAAACCAGCTGGACAAACTGCAGAACAAGGAAAGAAGGCAGTTGGTAATCTAACCAAAGCCATGGACACAGTTGCAAAACCAGTCAAGTCGGCTGCAAAAGCAGTTCTTGGAGTAAGTCCAGAAAAGAATGCTGCGATGATGCAAAAACGCAGACCTCAATAGTAGTAAAATCTAGAGATTCGAGAGTCCGCTTGACGGACTCTTTTTTTATGGTTACAATAACTCTGCCAGGGTTCATGAGATAAATAAGCTCATGAATTCTAAAGAGCTTTAATGAGTTGTGATTATGAGAATCCCTGGATATATGGCGACAAATATTTTACTACTGATGATATTGGGGACTACTTCGGTTTTGTTTATCT